CGACCACGGGCACGTATGGTGGCATCGACCGCGCAACGTGGGTCTTCTGGCGTTCCCGCAGCACCACGATCGCTTCTCTCACGAGCGCAACCGTGCAGCCTGCCATGAACGCCATGTGGGCTAACTTGGTCCGTGGCATGGACCGCCCCAATTTGCTGCTGATGGACACTCTTTGGTGGACACAGTACATGGCCAGTCTTCAGGCTCTTCAACGCTTTACACAGTCTGAAGTTGGTAAGTTGGGTTTCCCGACCATTAAATTTATGGACGCGGATTGCGTTCTGGATGGCGGCATTGGTGGATTTGCGGCAGCGCGGACGTGCTTCTTCCTGAACACCAAGTATCTGTAGTACCGGCCGCACGCGCGGCGTAACATGGTTCCGCTGAGCCCTAACCGGCGCTATGCGATTAACCAGGACGCTGAAGTGCAAATTCTCGCGTTTGCGGGCAACATGACCAGTTCCGGTTCCCAATTCCAGGGCCGGCTGATCGCAACTGCCTAAGGAGGGCGACATGGGTTACAAATTCAGTTCCCCAGGCATGGCCGGTTACCCGAACATTGAGCGGAAGCTCGCGGCTGCGGCCGGTCTTGCATCTGGTGTCGTGCCGGGCATGATCGCGCAGGCAGATGACAAAGTGTTCGGTGGTGGTGAGTTCATTTTCGCTCGGGCCAACGGCGCTATTAGACAGTACGGCTTGTGCGTATTGACTCCGGTCTGGGACGCCACCAATCTGCTCTACACGATCAACGCCACAGAGTGCCCGAATACGGCTAACCTCGGACGTGCGCTCGCGGTGGCGCAGTGTGTGGGAGCGATGGCTTCCGGTGAGTACGGGTGGTTCATGTACTCTGGCAACACGCCAGTGAATGGGACTGCCACGGTTGCTGTGGATACCACCGCAGGCATCACTGCTGCTGGTCAGATTGGCGCCAATACCGCGGGTAAGCAAATCTTGAATGCTCGCGTCGGCGGCACTGCTACTCGGACCCTTGCGAAAGCGGCCACCGGGTTGAACGGTGATACACGGATAAATGTGGTCACGACTGATGGCTGGTGGGTCGGTGGTTACTTGTCTGGCACTGGAGTAGGTGCATCGGCTATCATTGGGGACATTGACCCGATGGGTAAGTACGTGATCGCGACGGTCGCCAACTCGGCGGACATTGCTGGCAGCGTTACTCAGACGGACAACAACGCTACGATCTTCTATAACGTGTTGCACATGAACCGCGCGTTCGCGCAAGGTGCTATCACCTAACTTGAAGGGGCTTCGGCCCCTTCTTGACATGGCTCCAATCTCGGGGCCATTTCAAGGAGAAACTTCATGGCGCTTGAAGAACTGGACTTTGACTACCGCATGCAACAGTCTGCTGAGGCGGATAAGAACCTTGCTGTGCGTTTTTACCTTGAGCCTCTGCCGGTTGACGGTTCTCTAGAGACCGAGGGTAGATTGCTGTTCACAGATGTAGAGTTCGTTGAAATTCGTGTGCGTGGTGACCGTAATAACTGCGTTCAGCGGCCTGCGCGTAAAGATGACCAAGTTCGTTGGCGTGATGCATATCGTGCGTTTAAGGCTGGTGAAGAAGAGTCAATTACTGGTACACCGCTGAAGGAATGGCCTAGTATTTCCCGCGCCATGCTGGAAGAGTTGAAGTACATGGGTTTCTTTACTGTGGAACAGCTTGCCAGTGCTAGCGACTCTGTATGCTCTAAGTTTTCTGGTTTAACCACCTACAAACAGAAGGCTCAAAACTTCTTGAAGTACGCAAAAGAAGCTGCACCGATAGAGGCGCTGCAGAAGATCGCGTCTGATGCGAAAAACTCTCTGGAAGTTGCGGAGCGTAATCAGAAGGAAATGGCTGAGCAGATCAGCAAGCTGACGGCGCAAGTCGAAGCTCTTCAAAAGAGGAAGTAATCCGTGGCAACCTCCCAGCGCCGGTCAACAGGGCAGGTTCTTGTTCAGCAAGTTATGAAGGGCATGAGTATGACCGTGCCCACAACTATCGCTGGGGACACAGATAAACGAACTCAGCAGTGGTGGCAACTCGCTACTGAAGTTGGCCAGAAACTGGCCATGGGTCAGCATAAGTGGCAGATATTGTCCAGAGATCACACCATTGTCACTACAATCGGTGTAGATATCTATGTTCTTCCAACGGACTTTGATGGCTACGTGGCTGATTCTTCGTGGAACCGCTCTAAGCGTCTTCCTGTCATTGGCAGCATAGCAGAGTTTGAATGGCAGATGCTAAAGGCACGCTTGCTTAGTGGCACGTCGTTTACAGCACTGTTTAAGGTGCAGAATGACAAGGTGGTGTTCTACAATGTGCCCACTGCTGTTGAGACAATTGTGCTTCCGTACACGAGTCGCGGGTGGGTGAGGGATGCAACTGATGCAAATCTCTACAAGGATAACTTAGAAGTTGACAACGATATTGTCCTGTATGATCCTCAGTTGTTCAAGACTGCGTTGAAGTTGGCGTGGTATGAGGCTAAACAATTTGACACTACCAAGTTGCTTCGTGAGTACGCTCGTGTAGAAGCTGCTGCTAAAGCAAACGATGTTCCTGGGCGAACCCTGTCCATCGCCAAAGGGTCCGACTACCCGTATCTCGGCGTGTTGAATTTGCCGGATACAGGGTATGGTTCGTAGAGCCCCAACATTTCCTGCGCGTGCGCAGATAAAGACCATACCTGCTCCCAATGGCGGGCTGAATGCTCGTGATGGGCTGGCAGCTATGCCGGAGACAGATGCTGTAGTCCTAACTAACTGGATTCCAGATGCTGGTGGTGTTCACTGCCGTAAGGGGTATAGTGAATGGGCGATAAACATGCCTGGGAATGCCGCTGTCGGCGGCATTCTCCCATACTTTTCGTCTACTACATCGTTTCCTGGTGGTTCATTTCTAATAACCCCGACAACTATGCCGGGTAAGCTGTTCGCGTCCATTGATGCTGGCATCTACGAGATAACAACTACTACGAGTTCCCCTACGCTGTCGCAAGCTCTGTCTGCTGCGGCCGATGCCGGTTGGATGAACAGCACAATGTTCACTAATTCCGCTGGCACCGCGTATATGCTGGCGTGTAGTGAGGCTGACGGATATTTTACATATGATGGCACTACGTGGGTGAAAGTCACGCTCGGCGCTGGTGGAACACAGGTATCTGTAACTGATCCGACAGTGTTCGTCCAGGTGCTGGAGTGGAAAAGTCGGGCGTGGTTCGTTGTTAAGAATACTACTAAGGCAGCCTATCTGCCAGCCAGTGCTGTTTATGGTGCGGGGGCTTACTTCGACTTTGGCCCTATGTTCAAGCATGGTGGGCATTTAGCTTATCTTGCTAACTGGACTATTGATGCAGGTACGGGCATTGACGACTTGTTAGTGGCGGTGGGGAGTAATGGTGATGTCTGTGTCTTTAAAGGAACTGACCCAGCCTCAGCGTCTACCTTTGGACTCGTTGGAACTTGGTTCGTCGGGCAAATCCCAGTGGGACGTCGCGCTTTTACTCAGTATGGTGGAGACCTCGTTATCTCCAGTGCCGATGGTATCTTCCCCATTAGCTATGTCACTCGTGGTGGTGCTGACTTTCTTGTTGCCAGCTCTAAGGAATACTCCTCCAAGATTAGACCATTGATTGGTACTGATCTTCGTGCTAGTTTCACCCAGCGCGGCTGGCAGATGCTAGTTCACCCCAGTGAGCGTGTAATGCTGGTGAACGTACCTGACTATGGGTCGTCGCAGCAACTGCAATACGTGATGAGTACGTCACTAAATCAGTGGTGTAAGTTCAGCGGAATACCTGTGTATTCACTGGGTTTCACAGCTGGGTATATGTTCGCTGGGACTACCACCGGCAAGGTGCTTCTTATATTGAACGGCCCGCTAGATAATGTAGCGTTTGGTGCTGCTCCGTCGTCGGGTACTCCTATTGCAGGTACAATCATGCCTGCATTTAGTCACTTTGGTACTCCAGCGCTTGAAAAACAGTTCTTGCTGGTACGCCCGGTATTCACTGGGTCAGCTCAGCCTCAAATATCAATTGACGTCGCTGTGAATTATAAGTACAGCGTTCCTGCTGGGTTATTGCCTGTGATTGTTAGTGCGGGATCACTGTGGGGTGTCGGGCTGTGGGGGTTCGGTGTATGGGGCGGTGGCACCGAAGTATTTGCTGAATGGGCGTCGACCGGCGACGTTGGGTTCGCTGGCGCTGCTACGTTAGCGACACTGTCTACGGGTGATACAGTTTTGGCGCATATAGATTACGCATTTCAGTCGGGGAATATCTTGGGGTAATTGTCACTGACCGTTCGTGGCTAGGCCCGTTTATGGAAAAACGGCTGGGTATTTCGTATAGTGCAGATTTTCGTGGTATTGGTGTTAGCCGTGATGGATTGTCTTTGGCTGCGGTAGTGGCATACAATGGCTTCACCGGGCGCTCGTGCTTCATGCACAGTGCCATTGACGACCCATCCGCAGTCAGTCGAACATTCGTCCGGGCAATTTTCGAGTACCCATTTGTTCAGTGCAAACTGGTGGAAGTGTTGGCGCTGGTGGACAGTGCTAATACCAGAGCACTAGACATAGACAAAAGGTGTGGGTTCAAGGAAGTTTACCGTGTAGAGGACTCAGGGCTGGAAGGTAAGGACTTGATCCTGCTTCGCCTTAGGAAATCTGAATGTAGATGGCTGAGGAATACACATGGGAAAGAAATCTGCTCCGCCGGCACCTGATTATGTAGGTGCTGCAAAAGCTACTGGCGAAGAAAATAAAGAAAACACAGTC